TAATAAGGTCTCAAGTATTTTTCCACGCATTATTTTGCTCTTTCGATCTTTTTCTTCTTTTCTTCCTAAAATCACTCTCTCTAATCTGCTCTTGCGTTTCTTCATCGTCAAACCTTTCGTGGCCAGATTTTAGGTCCTTATCCTCATTCTTTACGGTATACATATGGAAACCTATACATTTCTTGCATTCAGTAGTATTAAGAAAGACACAGTTCCCTCTAAAACAAATGCCTGGGTTGCTGAAACAATACCTCGATTTGTTACCCATCTTCTTATCCTTTCTTAGATAGTATTGAGTTGATCATCTTTTCATCATGCTTAACATCTTGCAATTAACAGGGTTCAGGCATTTACTAATACAAGGCATTCCAGCGCAAGGATCCATAGCATAGATACCCAAGGCCTTTCGGATCACCTTACCTTTCTCATTCAATTCATTCTCAATAAAGAGCAAATGTGTATAATCTTTACCTTGAGCCTTATATTCTTCCATCTTATCAAAATTCTTAGAGTATTTAGCAATATGCTCTTTTAACTTAGTCGTGTATTCCATCAAGCTCTCCTTTCATAAACTCCAACTATTGTTCCTACAAATAATTCTACAATATACCTAACTTGAGAATTATATTCAGCTCTACTCAATTTAGACTTTAACATGCCTGTATAGCGAGAAAATGACTCTGACCTTCTCACTCCTTTGGGTGTCGTGCTCCAATCGTTGTAATGTTTCTTTAAGATATCGTCGATTGCTCGCGTTTTCGCCCTTAATCCCCCTCTTACGATCCGCATACTCTTTCATCTCCTCTCCGTTTAACCAGTTAGGATTGTCTTTATTGAAGAAATCTCTCTCTTTTTCTGTTGAAAGCTGTTGGTATTTGATCATAATTCCCGGCAATCTCTCACCAAAAACCTTTGGTTTGTAAAGATTGATCCAATCATCTGCCGTATGTTCAGCAAGCTTAAGAGCTAACTCATCTCCGTCATAGGTTTTGAGCAACTCAACACACTTTCTACCAACAGCACATCTAGGTGGAGGAAGTTGAACCATTCATGATCCTTTCTATATGCTTATCCACATTCTTTGTTTTAGATCTAATTTGTTGAACTTCTCCCTCGTTTGTAATAGGATCTTCAACCCAATCTTCCCAGTTATTAAACCAAGTAGAAGCATTCTGAACAAAATTCTTCTTAACTCGATCAGACCTTTTGTAGTTTTCCAGCGCGGACTTAATCCTTTCAAAATCTTGTTCTGTTTGTATTGATGAGTAGAAAGACTTCTCTGCTCTCTTTCTTCCAATCTTGTTAGGATATGATGTCCAGATTGTGTCGAAATGCACACCCCCTATATAAACAGCTTTATGTTTACCTTTATGTTTATGTATATCTTTATCACTCTTGCCCCACTCTTGGTCAAGGGTTAACCCATTTTCTATAAGTCTTTGTCTCACAGCCCTATGGAAGTTTATTGAACTGTTCAATTCACCACAATGGAAACGTACATAATCATGTACATACCACTTAGAACCACTGTTTAATACAGTCATCTGTTTACCCAATAATTCTAGTGATTTGTCATAAGTTAGTGTAGTACCAATGAAATACGAAGCAGTATCGAAATCTACATACCAAATACCAGCTATGTCGCATTTGTCCAATATGTACAACCATAGAGCTTTGTACTCTGGAGGCAACTTTCTGAACCAGGGTCTTTCCCATTTCTCAGTATCAGTATGCCTTTTAGACATTCTTACTTACCTTTCTTCTTTGTTTCTTTAGGTTGTTCTTCTTCTTCTACCCATCCAGGAGTATCGTCTGTTGGAGTAACTTCAAGCATCTCTTGGTCACGATCATTGTTATAGCCTTTGATCTCGTTAACCATTGTTCCACTATCTAAGGTCTTTTCATCTACTAACCAAAAGGTTGTTCTGCCTAAAGAGGCTTGACATAGCTGATTAAAAAAATCAGAGTCCGTATCAATACCTTCTTTGAAGTCAAGTCCACAAGCACCTAATAGATTAGCTACTCTCCATACAGAAGAATCAACCATAATAGTTCTATCCCATAAAAACTTTCCTTTAAAGTCTTCTGGTTCAATAATTTCAGCTTTCCATTTAATTTGAGGTGTTCCCTTAACACTTGAATGACCATGCTCATAATTAACAACACGGACTTTATATGTTCCTGCTGGTACTGGTTCAAAACTACTTGGCTTTGGTAACTTTGGCATCTTTATTCTCCTTTTTATAATCCTCTGCTATTGCTCTCATATCTGAATAGTCAAAGTCTTTAATTTTTTTAATAATATTAGCTAGATCAGCTTCTTCTCCTGCAAGATCTAACCCTTGAAACTGACTCTTTGTTATGTATTGTGTGCTTGGGCCTACTCTAATCCACCGCTTGCCTGATTTCTCATGGCACTCAAGATGTCCAACAACATCAACAAGTCCACAGATACGGAAACAACTAGCCTTTCCAACCATAGGAGCTGTCTTTGTTTGGGTAATGCCATCATTCTTTTGAATCTCATAAGGAAATTCCCAAGCATTAAATATAACATTGATACCTAACTCTTGAAGATCTCTCCATTCATGGATCCAAGAGAGCATTTTATAGGCAGCATCTCCGTGTTCTCTGATCTCTGGAAACTCCTTACCTCTGATTGTAGTGAAATGAATCTTAAGCTGATCTATCAACTCACTCACATTGTCAATAACAACATTCTTAACCTTTAATTCCTTAGTTCGAATGCTTTTATAGAGCTCTGTCATGGCTTTTTCTATGTTTACACCGTTCAAAACAGCTTCTCTTAGGTTAAACACTATGTGTTTTGTGCCTAAAAGTGGCCCTAAGCCAGCTTCCGTGTTTATGATGAGTGTTTCTCCTTCTGGAAGGGTTGTTGCGAGGGTTGTCTTACCTATTCCGGGATCGGCATAGATAATGATAGATATTCCCCTATCTATCTTGCTTGGAGATACTTTGATAAACTTTGGCATCAGGCCTCCTTCTTTGGTTCAACTTCTTCCATTGATTCAACTGGAGTAAACGAATGAGATCCTCCGTTTGCTTGATCTGACGGATCCTCTGGATCAACTGGAGGTAAATCAGGTAAAGGTTCAGGTTCTGGCGGAGTCGTTTTCTCAATTTCCTCAGCAATAGTAATGCGATACTTGAGGTTAAGAATATATCCAGCATCAGCTCCTTTGATCATAGTTCCATCAAGAATATTGATCAGGTTGTTTCTGTCACTTTGACTAAGCACTAAATTGAATCTAGGCTCTATTTGTTGCTCTTGTTTATTCATTTTACTCCCCTTTCAGTTTTTTACATAAGAATGACCACACTTCACCGATACCAATACCAACAAGCATAATAGCAACAAAAACTAGGTTTATGAAGAAATACCCTACTGTTATTGCTACTGCTAAAAAAATTCCAATCTTAATGAATTCCCACATCACATACTCCTTTCTAAATAGCCCTCAGACTGCTGAGGATGCCTCAGGTTGAACGATCTACCCATATACCTACTCACTTCCCTCTGAGATATTAAATGCAGCTACAACTTCATCATCAGGGGCTAGTCTTATTGCCCTAACTCCTTTACAACCTCTTGACATATCTCTTAATTGTTTAGAATCAAACTTAAGAATTACACCAGCCTTTGTTATTATTGTGATTATGTTTTTCATACAAACCTCCTTGATTACATTTTTGATTACATTTTTCCTGCTCTATACCATTTAATGTTTTCTTTGGTCAACTCAGAGATAGCTTTCGTTAACTCTTTAAGAGCTTCTAACACATCAATAACGTCTTGTTTACTTGCAGCTACGAACACTTCTTTTGCTACTTTCTTTTCTGGTACTACTTTTTCCTTTGTTTCTGGATCCATCGGTTCCTCCTTTGGTTATGTTTATTGGTTTCTTCTCAAAAAATACATCGATTGTTAGGTTATCTGGTTCTTTTTGGAAACATATTGGTAAATAACTACATGCAGAGTTAAAGTTCCAACACGAATCAGGGTTCCTGTACCAATCGCACTTCCTGCATCTTGTTCTGATCTCCCTTGTTACTCTCCTTAGATCTTCTTCAAACAGATCTAAAGTTTCTTGAGAACGATAAGACGGATGACGCTTGTAATAGAACTCTGGTCTTTCTTTATAAGATGCTGATATTCTTCTTCCAAAATCATCCTTACTCTCGCGCACATGCCTTCTAAGCATAGGCTTCTTAACAAAGTCATAGATAATTCCTTCCACAGGATAGCCAGCTTTACGTACAGCATAGGTGTAAAGGGAACATTGTGGTGAAGTCTCACAGCGCTTCTCAAATTGACCAAAAGACATTCCTGTTGTCTTGAGCTCTCTTATCCAGAACTTTCCATCAATCTTAACAAGTCCATCGATCTTCATAACGAGATCTACCCCTCTCATTCCAGGCATCTTAATCCTCAATTCAAGCTCAGGCTTGATATCTGAGAATCTAGACAAGTCTTTGGGATAGTTGAGCCACATAGCTAGAGCAGTGTACTTAACGAGAACTAAACCCTCTGCTGCCTCTGGTGGAGCTTTGGCTATCTCCTCATCAGAAGTCTTTATAATGAAATCAGTGACTTCATCAACAGAGAATTTATTGTAGTACATATCAAAAGCAGAGTGAACAATAGATCCTAGGGATAATGCGGTTGATCTTTTAAACGGAACAAGACCTCTAAGGTATCTCCAATAATATTTCTTTGGACATGAACGATAGATGCTTGTTGAGTTATTACTTATCTCAAGCATTTTTCCTCCTCTCTTTTAGATTGCCTTGCATTGACTATACAACGATATGGTTGTCCGGGGGGTTGTTGGTGTTGACCTGCGGGTGGGTTGTAGAAAGGACAAGTAACGACAGAGCCCACCTCGACAGGAATCTCATGTGCGCCCAATATCCATCTGGCATGAGACATAAAAAAATGACGGAGGAGTTCCGTCATAGTATTTAAAATTATAGAATTGTGATGGGCGCGAAGCATATTTAATTCCTCTTAGTTAATCGATGAATTTATTATACACAATTAAGAGGAAATGTCAATAGTTATTTGTTGTCATACTTGTAGTCATCAAGCATCTTCTCTGCTTCTTTTGAATTTAGCTTTTTCAATCTCTTTCCGGCTGCTCCACCATATAATTCGTTGTTGAAATAGTCTTCGTATTCTTTATTGTCAATGCGCTTTATGTTTAAAAAGAACATCTTGATATATTCTTCTGATATATTATACTTTCTAATCTCACCCTTATCAGGCCCTTTATTTGGTATGCGTGGTGGTAATATCTTTGAGGCATAGGGAATGACATTGGTGATCGGATCAACAAAGTTCCTGAACATACCATAATCTTGAGAGTATGTCTTACGCTTCTTAGGATCAACTTGTATTCTCATAAGGTTCATATACGCTCCAAAAGGTATGTATCCAGCTACTTGCTCACCAATCAATGACGCCATAGGCCTGTACTTCTCGTAATCACTTCTTAATCCAATCAGTAATGCCGGAAGCTTTAGTGCTGGTCCAAGACTCAACATATCTGAGAACAATGCAGTAATATCAGATCTACCCATAAGAATCTCTCTCATATACAGAACATCTCCAATGTATGGTTGATCGTAAGCTCTTACGAACAAAGATACCTCATCATCTCCATAGAATTTAATTCTTCCAGAAGTATCGAACTTCCAATCAATCCTTTTTAAGGAAAGGTCTTCAAGTTGTTTATCTCTAATTTCACCTGTATCATTAGCAACCTTAGTTGCAATAGCAAGAATAGTAGCACCGGCTAATGCTTTAGCTATGCGTGTTCTCATTTCAGACAATGATACCTTAGCTTTAAATCCTTTCTCCTCAAATCCAAAATTTTTACCACCAAAGCTCTGAGAATGGTTCTTCTTCCCTACACCAAACAAAGCCAACGGACTGTGTTCAATGTAAAACCTTGCTTTATGATAAGCATAGTTAGGGAATGGAACCATAGCCTTAGGAAGCATCTCTAAAAACTTTGGCTTGTTCCAATAGTCATAAGTGTATGAGTCAGCATTGTCAGAGATGGTCTGGAACATTTCTCTGAACATAGCCTCCATGTTCTCCTCTTTATACTGCTTATAAGGTGTGTTCTTTGAAATCTCACCACTCTTTTTCTTCCTTCTGAAATCTGTAATCATCTTTGTATTAAGGTCAGCTACAACAGAAGATCTCTTAAAGAAGAACTCAATAGCTCTAAAAGGCATCAAAGGATAATGGAAGATGGACTTCTTATTATATAAATCAGAAACAAACACGCCACCTAATAACTCATCAGGTATAGCTCTCTGAACAGCAGGACTTAATGCTTTTAATAAAGCAGACAAGTCTTGGCCAACTGCAGTAAACCCACCACCTAGCATACCTTCATAGAAATGAACCATAGGTTTCATCATGTATTGCTCAAACCCCGAGACAAAGTTTCTGTTTGCAGTAGAAGGCTTAATAAGATAGTTTGTTGTTACTATCCTGCTAAACCCATTATAAGTATCCTTAAGTATCTCCGCTCCTCTTTGTGTTGCTTTGTTACCAAACATTAAAGGAGCTTTGTCATTAATATCAAACTCTTTATCAAGAATAGATGGGTACTGATACATAGACATATTCTCAACATCGATCCCATTAGCAGAAAACAACTCAGCTTTTGCTTCTGTGATTGCAGCAATCCTAGGATGGTTGATATTGATCTTTGTATATCCGTGCTTAACCTCACCATCAATAGGTTCTAAAACAATAGATAATACGTTACCAATCATGTCATTGAGAAGGAATTCCTTAGTAAAGTCTTGTTGCTTGATAGTGTATGCCTTTTGAATATCAGTTTCTTCTAACCCTAACTCTGCTGATCTACCAGTCTTTCTATATCTACCACTTGCAGTATAGCTCTTAAATAGATTCTTAAGCTTAGACATAAATCGTTGCTCTGCAAGAACACCTGGTACATATGTGTAGGCATCAGGGTGCATAGACTTAATGTTAAACTGATTGTGCATAACTTGAGTAGCGAATGCAGGAAGATCCACACCAAGAATAGTGTGCTCTAGCTCCTCATTAAGAGCAAAGTATTGTGCTATAATATCCTTTGTTTTAGGATCCTTAGCAATAAGCTTTGAATATCTGCTCTGAGTATTGTAAACTCTGTATGTAGCATAGGTATTCTTTTTAACTTCTCTACCTATGATCCGGCCATCGCGTAGTTCTTCTCCAGGTTCATATGTAATATCTTTACCTTCACTCTTTGATACTGTGTAATCTCCAGCTGGTTGTAACGCACCAAACTCAACAATGCCATTCTCATCTACACCTTGGATACCTTTAAGCACAGCAAAGAGCTCTCTCTTGTCATTCTCACTTACCTTAAAGAAAATCTTCTTATTTCGTTTCTCTGTCAAAGAGTTAATAAGAGCAACTGCTCTCTCGTAATATCTAATCATTTCAAAAATTTGTCTTCCCTTAATTGCACCAATACCAACTTGCCACCGTTCTTCTTTTGTTCCTACCCAATATTTCATAGCATCTGTAAAGCCATTAAGCTTAGCAAGTATCGGTAGTTCAGGTTCTTCTGAAACAGCATCTGTTGGTGGTGCTTGATCAAATGTCTCTGCTGTCTGAACTGCCTTGCTGATCTTAGCATCTGTTATAGCTTGTTCCTCAGGTGTTATCACCGTACCATCAGGAGTTGTAAGGTTGTTCTTATTCAACTTTTTGCTTATGCTTACGCTCTCGATACCATCTGGATCCTCGATGCTTGAGAATGCTATTGGTCCTGTCTCCTCACCGCTAATCTCTGGTTCACTAAGCGCACTGCCAATGCCAGCTCTATTAGCTAGTGCTAACAGATCATCGTACAGTGCCTGTTGCTTCTCTGTCAAAGGCTTGTTAGCTTTAATATTCTTAATAACAGCATCAATACCAGCAGTAGAGTATCCTTTATTAGAGAGAGGATCAGGAAATCCTCCAGAGATAATAGAATAGTTTCTGTCCTCATCCATAATACCTTGAGATGGTTCAAAGTAAGAAACAAGTTCTGCTGCTTCTACTGCCTTCTGAACATCTAATGGATCATATAGGCTGCTCACAGCTTCTGTACCTGCAGGATTAAATAATTCTTGCGCTTTAGAAGGGTTGGCCTTGTTCCAGATGTCGGTAAGCTTAGGAATAAATATTTTTTCTCTCCACTCTGCTTTTGGTAAGGTAGATCCGCTCAAACTTATATCTTCTCCTTTATCAATCATTTCTTGCTTGAATACTTCTAGCTTTTCCCTATCTACATTCTTTATAAACTCCTCAGCAGTCTTAAACTTCTTGGCTTGGGCTTGGGCTTCGAGGTTCTCCCCACCCTGTGCCTCAACAACACCTGGAAATTGGTCTGGTAGGAACGAAAGGTCTTCTGTGCCAGCAGGCTGCACACCTTGTGCCGGAGTTTCTGTGCCTGCAAGACTTTCTGTAACTACCTCTATCCCATCTGGAGTAACTTCTGGTGCAACTGTTTCAGTACCAGCAACCTCTGGAGCTTTGTTAGTAACAACATCTTGCTTTATCTGAATATCATCTACGATAGCAGCAAGAGCTAACTTCACAGCACTCTCAACATTCTCACCAATAAGCAACTTACCAGAGAATACCTTAGCAAAGTTTGCTGATTGAGGAACAGTTATCTTTCCCTTAAGATGTTCAGGCATGTGCTTAAGGACTTGTTCTATGACTGGTGGCTTGATCGATCTATCTAAGCTACCCATTAATGACAATACTTTTTTAGCATGAACCTTTGAGTACTTTGGATTCCTTGCCATAATCTTATTAAGGTCAAGAGCCTTTCTCCATCCCTCAGTATGCTGTTTCTTGAAAGCCCTAGTCACTTGCTTAGCATTAATAGCTTCAACAGCAACAGCAACAACAGAGTTCAACCCAATATTAAGCAGATCTCCCGCATCAATAACTCCATCTTTCATTAACTCTTTAGCTGTTGTCCAAGCTCCTCTATATATTCCTTGACCAAGTAATCTAGGAACAGTCTTAGCCACTCCAGAAACAAGTCCAGAACCTGCACCAAACGCTGTTTCTCCTGCTACCTTACCAATCATTCCTGCTGATGGTTTCTCTCCACTAATCATACTCGCAATCTGGTCTATAGCTTCTTTACCACCCCATAAAGCACCTCTCTGTGCTGCTCTAGGGATAGCCTTAGCAAGAAATGGAAAAGCAGGAGTTGCTGTTGCTAGCTTAGATGTTAATGCCGGAGCAATTCCAGCAGTCATAGCACCAACGGCTGCATAGCCTGTAAGTTTACCTGCAATATTAGCAAATGGGTGAGCTTCTTCTAACCCAGGAGAGATAGAATCCTTTGGAGCAATAGGCAATACACCTTGAGCAAACGCACTCATACCTTGGAATGGTCGTTGGTTTCTCTTAAGAGCATATTGATTGTAAGCATCTTCTGATCTCTTTTGTTCTTCAGGAGTATATGGAGTAAATGGCTTCTTAGACTGACTTAATTGTGGTATATCCGATTGTACCTTATCAGGCAAGAAGGATGTGTCTTGTTTCTTATCTGGTAGAAATGATAAATCTTCTGCTTGATCTGGTAAAAAGGATAGGTCTGCCATTTATTTTACTTTCCCTTGTTTGATAACTGCTTTAATGTTAGCTTCTGTAACTGGAGCTCCATTATCTGTAAGCCATTTAGCTGCCTTTGTATCTATTGCTAGGTTCTTTTGTGGAATAACTTTAGAATTCTTTATTTTATTCTTTCCAGCAAAATCAAGAGCTGGATTGTTAAAGACATTGTTAAGGATTCCTCTACTTGGAGTCTTTATTCCACCTTCATCTGCTGCTGGATCAGAAGGTCGAATAGATTTCCCTAGCTGAGCGTTAAGTTCTCGTTCCCTTAAAGCTTGCCACTTTGCCATATCTTCTGATGTTCCACTAGCCATAAGCTTTGTTGCTTCAGGGCTGTTAAAAAGAAGCTTCTTGTTAACATCTCCCAAGACCTTATCATACTTAGCTTTATCAGTAGCTGCTTGAACATTAGGAGTCGTTTCTAAAAGACCACCCTTCATGCCTGCAAGTGTTCCAGTTATCTGAGCTTTCTTCTTAGTCCAATCAACTTCCTTAGGACGTTCCTTCAATCCCAGCTCCTTATACCAAGTAGGAGTATTAGGACCCTCAGCAATAATACCTTTTTGTGCTAGAGTGCTAAGAAGATTAGCAACATATTTACTCTGTTGCTCTTGCTGATCTACTTCTTGTTCCTTCTTCCTAATATTCTCATTAGCCATATTGTTTGCAAAGCCTGCAAAACCTTGCATTGCTCCACCTAATATATTCTGCTGAGGAGCTTTTATTGGTTGTCTCACTGATTTAATTTGTACCATCTCACTCCTCCTTAATATCCCATTTTACTTGCTAAATCATTATTTGATCCTAGTGAACCTGTTAATTGATACTGACTCTGAGGAATAACTGTATTCTGCATTGGTGTCTTCTGCTTATCAAACCACCCTGTATTCTGCATAGCATTAACCCAATCAACATTCTGTAACCCTGTATTCATACCTGGCTGAGCTGGTGTGCTCATATCAACAGTCCGCCCTGTATATGGTATCTCATTGCTACGAGGCATACCTTGCATAATGTTTGCAGAAGTTTTCTCATTACTCATTAGACCTGTCATCTTAAGACTATCAATGTAGTTCATAATCTGAGCATCTCTACCAGCATAATCTTGCATAGCTCTGCTTCCTTGAGCCATCATAGCCTTCGGACCAACACCACCCATAGATCCCATAGACATAGTGTTGTCCATAATAGAGCCACCTCTACGACCTTCTTGACCAAACATAGCTTCTTTACTCTGTTGTAACTGATACCTCTTAATCTTATTCAACATAATCTCTTGCCCAGGTGACAACCTACCCTGTTGAGCATTAAGAGCCATGTTCTGCCCCATCTGAGAGGTTAACTGCTGATTCTGTGCATCCCAAGGTGCTGGAGTCAACATAGGCATATCATAGCCCATAGACCCATCTTCCCCTTTACTCATCGCGCTACTTGCTGCTCCTGCTCCCACAGAAACAACAGCTCCTGCTATTGCTCCCCAAGACATAATGTGTCCTCCAATTCTGAATAGTCTTTAGCTATTACCTGTTTCTCTATTTTTTTTAAATCTGTTTCTTGTGTAACGTGGACCGTTGTCCAGATCACTTCTGTATAAGTTCTAAGCACTCTTTTAGTTCCGGCCTTAGTCACTCCTTGATACGGAGCTTTAATCCTTTGCATTCCATTCTCAGTCATTACATCAACCTCGCCACTCATAACGAAATAAGGGTGTGTAACCTTGTGGATCTTACTTGTCATAATAATGTCGGCCGGTATCTTTATCGTTCTCACATATGCACCATCAACAAACACATGATCTAAAGGAAAACAATCCTCACTCATAGCACCTTCTACCTTACTAAGTTGCTTCTCAAAATCCATAACAGCTCCTCGAAATTGCTCTTTATGTAAGCGTGATATATCCAAGGTTCTTTTTTGCTGTAATGACGTAGATTCTTTTTGTTCCATCGTCAACTCCTGCGACTGCTGCACTGTCATAGATAACCACCTGCCCTTCCGAAACTGTACTAGCTGTTGGTAAAATTGATGTATGTTTAACCGATAAAGCTTGAGTCCTTATGCCATCTATTATGCTATTCAATACTGGCAACTGTGTGTTTTCCATACTTGTCATGTTTGCATTTTTGTCTATCATTAGATAATTATCCCGTACGGAGAGAAAATACCCTTAATCTCCGATATTCTAAACTCATTTAAGTCGTTCTTTGATATTGTAAAATCAATCTCTTTACCCATAGCATCATCTTGGAAATAACTATCCCAATACTTAGGGTAAGTATCTAAAGGAACTACAAATTCATCATTCGAATTCTCTGTTTCCCAAGACACAGTAAACGATCCTGTTTCTCCGGCATGCTTTGTTATGATCTTCTTAAATACTTTATCAAGGGAAGGCTCGTCAAAGTTTCTAAGTCCTATCCCATATTCAAAGTTAACGGAAGTCTCCGCGACTGTTACACCTGCATGATACTCATATTTTACCACATAGCCATCAGTAAAGTAAACTTTTGGTATTGTTGAGGTAGTATCTGTTGCCGTAAAGGTCAACTTGTACTGAAACCAAACATTAGCTGTTGAAGTTATCGTGCTTCCGTTAGAGTCCGTTACTCCTACACTCCAAGAGGCAGATTCACAAGCAGTCTGAGTAGCTCCTGATCTTGTATAAAACACAACATCATCAGATCCAGAGATTGATTCATTCCAATATAGCTTCAAAAGTGTATCAGCATTGATGTTCTGAGAAAGAGATGTCCAAGTTCCAGTCGTATAAGAAGATGATTCTATCGCATCATTGTAAGATTTCATCTTTCCTAATATCTTCTTTACTAACCTAAAAGTAACAGAAGGAGGAGTTTCAAGATCTGAATTAGCACTTGCTATCACAGCCTCATGAGTATGAGGATCAGCATAGCCACCAGCGTGGTAACCTCCATTACCCCAAGAAGAACTACCCGTGCTTGTTGTAAACGTTCCACCTGTGTGAGTATGTGACTCATTAGCTTCATCTCCTGTGGCTGGTTCATCTCCACCTATCTTTAAGTACCTATCATCATAAGTTGAAACTTCTTCCCACCCACTACGATTAACAACGGGTTCATAAGTAATAACCCTTGCCGTAGCACTTCCAGAAGAAGTAACATTTTCAGCAGAAGAAAGAGTAAGCTCAAGAACAGGAGCAGAGACATCCATATCTGTTCCATCTCCAGAAGTAGATACATAATTAGGAGCATATAAAGCATAGCAATATTTCTCTACGCCATCCCAAGTGCTAGTCTCTCCAACTTTCTTAATAAAAGTAAGAGCAACATAATCAACTTCCCAAGTGTCATTTGTTTCTGTACTCAATGCACCTGTGATTGTATGAGTATGGCCATAACGTGGACCATTAGTACCACTATCAGATTCAGCAAGATTACCTGCTGCTGTTCCAGTAGGAATGCTAAAAGAATGACTATGTGACGAACTATCGCCAACACCTAAATCTGCAGTATCTTGAGATATATAATATCCAACGGAAGATAAAACTTGATATCCTGTTGGTGCAGTAGCTTGATCCCACATAACAATAGCTCCATCAGGAAACTCTGTGTCCGTATTGCTTGAAGATTTAAACATCCTATATTTAATATTTCTAGGCAAAGGAGAAGATCCGTTACTTGTAGATGCTACCTCATGAGTATGAGCAGAAACACAATTAGCATTACCGTCACCATAATTAACATTAGATCCATACCACATAGGAATAGAGCTTGTTAGAACGTGAGTATGATCAGTTCCATCGCTAGAATCCCAAGCACCCATACCTAGTTTAATAATCTTATCTTCAAGGCCCGTGATCTCTGTCCATCCTGTTCCGGGAACTTGCGTGTCATTATCCCAAAAGATAACAATTCCATCAGGGATAGCATCTGGCGTTACAGAATCTCCTATTTCAAGATAAGGAGCATTTTCGGTACCACCAACAAACACATCAGAAGCTGTTCCGGCATTACACTCAACCTTTGTTCTTAATCGATAGGTGCTGTTCGTATCTCTCTCTTTTAAAACATATCCTTTAACAGAATCTCCGAAGTATAAATCTCCAACCTCATCATCTCCCGATCTAGCACCAAAGCAATTAGGACCAGTGATTGTTGTACTTGTCCACAAGTCATAGGCTAAGGCTGTTCTCTTAAGATTGTAAACCATAAGCCTATTATGTATCTGAGCAGCAGACTCTTTATCTGTATACGCAGCATAAAAATTCTCATTATGTAAATATCCTACTGTATCGCTATATTTTGCTTCAAGAATATCTCCTGTGTCAAACTCATCAAACAAAGGTTGTGCACTAGCACCATCGAACACATACCAATGATCCCAACCTAAGAACACAACCCCATTAGGTGTCTGTGTGATAGACCATTGAGCCGGAGAACCCAACCAAGCGATTGGATCATCTGCATACCAAGTCTCAGGATCAGAACCAGATACGGCCGAAGTAACATGAACCTTTCGTATGGAGTTCTTTTTAATACAAATCATAACCTCAAGCTGAATTGGGATCCCCATGATCTCATCACCATCATCAGGACTTATCTCCATATAATCTAAATTAGTTGTCTGCTGGATATAATGAGGTAAGTAAACATTCGAATAATATATCTTGCTTGGACTGCTAGGATCTCCTGCAATAAACAATCTTTCTCTATGCAACTTTAAAATAGATCCTTTAGGCATATCATCTGTAACTGCTGGATAAGCAGTTGTTAAAGAAGCATCTGCTACGGTATCTGAATAAGTTGTAGTGGTATTGTCTGCTAGAGTAGCTACAAGCTTTAAAGATGAACCATCTCCCTCAGTTCGATAGATCTTCCTATTAGTTGTGCCTGTAGGCCCTAGAGGTATCTCTGTGAGCTCTATCGTCTTCTTAGAGGCATCAGTAGTCACCGTATTGCTAAAAGCCCCATTAACGACAGCATCAGCATCTAAAGTGATAGAATAGTAATAATCCTTGCTTGCTTCAAGACTTCCTCCTGCAGCCCCCAAGACGGCCTTACAGCCACCCAGTTCCCACGTTACATTATTTGTAGTGTCACCATCCCAAGTCCATGGATTGTCATACCCATTAGAGCAAATTAAAAGGTCTTGATATGTTGCGAATGAACATCTCTTTCCATCTGTTAAGCCTGTTCTTATTGCAGTAGCTGTTCCGGAGTCACTAATTGAATACGCAGTTGTTCCACATACAGTAACCCAAGTGGCCAAACCAGTTGAGGCGTAATATCTGTAAAGACCAACAACAGGATCAGTACCCATAGAAACATCATTAAGATGAGACAAAGGTTCGCGTTTATCTAACGATCCCGGTTCTTCTTCAAAGCGACAGTTCTGTGCCTTTTCAACCCATTTAGTCTTAAGATCAAGATCCTCAACTTTGCTATTTTGACCAGGCATCGTTTTTATGTACCAGTTCTTTACCTGTGATGTTAAAGTCATTTTATTAGAAACTCCTTCTGACAGTGAGGACAGCACACTTTAGCCTTATGAAAACCAGTAACCATAATCTCAAGATTCTCTATCCTATTGTCATTTTTTATAGCATTCTTATGATGAATTTCTTCACTTCTTAAAAGCTTTCTCCCTAAATGCTCTTCCATGATATGTCTATGTTCTCTGACATATCTTTCTTTAGGTCCTCTCCAGATATTAACATAGCCATGTTGCTCATATCTCCCGCCTCTCCATCGTGCTTTGCCTAAATTCTTACGATGTTCTTCAGACCTAGGTGGTCTTTTCTTGCCAATTAAAGAACGGCTTATGTTTTTCTTGTGTTCTTCTGTCAAAGGTTTTCCCATTATATATTCCTATCATATAATTCCTTATATATTATAAATTGACTTCATGACAATATCGTCGTCTTCTCTTTCAACTCGACGTTCTGTCTGATACTCTTTAAGTTTCATTTTATACTTATTCCACATATCATTTGCTCGATCACCCCATCCTCTATCTTCAAGGCCGGAAGCCACCGCAAAGTCTACTATTGACAAATGTATTCCCTCAGGAAGCGTTGGAGATGCACCATCAGAAGATAAGTCTGTATGTTTCTTTGAATAATAAACCTTTAATAATGCACCATCGTTATCATCATTTGGAGGAGGATAAATACCTAGATTATCTTCTTCTCTATCCCAATAATAATGTGTCGGTTGACTTGTTTTTGAATCATAATTATACGTAATAACTCCTGTGCCTGTATCTGTGTAAGTTCTCCCTACTAAGCTCTGCCAAGCTTCATCAAGAACATCTAATTCTTCTCTTGAAGAAGGAGTAAGCCTGCAATAATCTTCTCCTAGTCTCTGATAGTACACCTCGTTAACGGCATAAAAATCTGAGAAAGCATCAGATAAAATAAATTCTGCAGAGGCAGCAGCTATAATATTAGCTTCACAACTTGACACAGCAATAGTACCATTCGATCTTAAGCACTTAACTCTCCAAGCAACATCACTACACGCTAAGTTGATGTATGTATTCAATTCTGCGTCTGTCCAGAAGGCAGAGGTGGTTTCCCCTAACCTCTTTCTGACGATAGTTCTTATTTCTAGCCTAGTCATCTTATCCTCCCGCTTCTATTTCTGTATATTTAAGACCCCAACCTATATGAGCTCTTTTCTTTGATTCTAAATCTCTTTGAGTATGACAAATAAATCCACACTTGCCACACCTAACATATTTGTTATCTTTTAAAGCAGTCCTGTCCTCATTACGTCCATAATTAATAGCTCTAGATCTAACTGGCTCGCTCCTCTTTGATTGATATAAATATGTTCCACACATAGGGCAACCACCGGTAACAATAGGATCATCTATGTATCTCTCTATGGTAACTGGCTTTACAGAAAGTGTTAAATCAAAAGCTATTTGCTCATAGTTAGCATTAGCCATTATCCTGCCTCAACTTCTTCATATTTTACTCCCCAACCAACTCTTGATCCTTCTGGAGCGTATTGATCTCTCTGTGTATTACAGATAAATCCACATTTACTGCATTTAATATATGCATCATCTTTGTACTCACCTCTATCAAAGTTTCGGCCATGTCTCACAGGCTCAGAGAATATTCTTCTCTTAGGAACTTGATTGACACCTCTCCTGTATAGATAAGTACCACACATCGGGCATCCACTCTTATCAATAGGATCATATATATATCTTTGTATGCTTGGGTCTCTAAGGTCTAGAGACAATGCTAGTAATCCAGAAGTAGAAGAAATATTAATATTAACTGCCTGTTCTGATAAAGATAATGCAAACGATCCAGGTTTATTCATAATATTGACATATGAAGTCAATAATGATATTGTCGCTGGAAGTACACTCGGTCCGACTGCATTAGAAATAGCTGAATCTAATAAAGAAATACCTAGTTCCAGAGTACTTGCTGTATATTTACTATTAAAATTTATATTAGGAGTCTCTACAGATATTGCAAGCTCTTGACGTTCTGGAATTGCTCCATGACCCTTATGAAGAATAACATCATACACATCCAAAGACATTACTTGCTCAGAAGGTGTATCTAAATGAGAGAAGTTTGCATTAGGCACTTCTACAGAAAGAGCTAGTTCAACTGTAGAAGAATAAACATTACTAATACTTGTTATGCTTGGTGCCTCTACAGATAGAGTTAGTGTTTGCTCAGAAGGCAAGACAGTCCCAGTCCTAGCAATAGCAGGAGCATAGGAAGCTAGAGATAAAGCAAACGTAGAAGGATCACTATAAATTACTGGAGTTGAAGTCTGTAGCGTTAAAGTTGATGTACTAGCTGCTGGTTCAACAGTAATATTAGTTTCTTCAGTATAACCAATCCCTGAAACATATGAATTGTAGGTACTACTACCATAACGAAAGTTACAAGCATTAGGAGAAACCCACCTATCAGTATACTTATAGAAAGTCCACGTAACATTAGTTAGTCCTGTCCAACCTAGCTCACCAGATAAAAAAGTTTTAGTAGCATTAGAAACTTGAGTACAAGAACTTGCTGTACCAATTTTCTCTATAATCTCTATCTTATCGGTAGCTACCATAGAACTTTCAGGACAAGACCAAGTTGTTGACTGAATTCCTGATGCTGGAGATGATGATACAGAAATAAGTCTACAAACATTAGCTACGCTGGTTCCTACTGAAGTAAAGCTATCATCACTATGCTTTATTCTGACTGAATAAGTTGAGTAATTAAAATAATAATTAGCCGCTTGAGACATGAACCAATTAAGGTAATCCGTAGAGCTACCCTGTGATGTACTTAGGGTTTCATCATCTCTATAATAAAGAGTTTCTGTTGCCATTATATCCTTATGCCAAAGTAATTATTCCTGCTGCGTTCCATTCAATCGTGAATGTTCCTGAACTAACTGATTGTGCTCCACCAAAGTCTATTGAACAAATTAAGTCATCTCCAGCAGTCTCATCATAGATTACTGCATGATAAGCTGTAAAAGTAGCTGCTGTCCAAGCGGTATCAGTACCATCCCACTTAGTTGTTGCTGCTTCTGTTACTGCTCCACCGGCTAATTCCTTGTCTCCACGAGTGTATCCACCTGTTGTTGCAAGTTCATTTGTAGTTGTATAATTAGTGTCTGTCGCTGTGAACGCATGACTGTTATCATACAAAGCTACAATGATAGTATCTCCTTCTAAATCAACTACCTTGTTCATAAGGTTAGCCTTAAATCTGTTATAAATTCCGCTCGACATTTCTTCCTCCTATTGCTTTGTAGCCCCCATTGGACTAACTGGTAGTTTAATTCTTGTATTGTACCCACCAACTTCGTTGGGTTCTGTCTCTACTGCTATGTCCATCTCTACTTCTTTACCTTTAATATTCATCTTACCCTTTACAATCTTAGAGGTCTTTTCTTTAAACTTATTCTTTTTCATATTATCCCCAAGCCTTTACTTGTTTTTTATAGTGAACCAGCCACTTTCTTTTACTTCTAGTGTTAAGAACCTTCTCCTTAAGCTTTCCTGTCTCATTGATCGCTATGTACTGCTTAGCTGAGTAGAGAGCCTGTCTTTTAAGTCTCCCAGGCCTACTCTCCCATATCTTTAAGACTGTATTGAATAAGGTGGCTACCTTACCAACATCACTCATTCAGCATCCTTGTTCTTAGCTAATAAGAAGTTCATTCCGAACATATTAATAACTTTAAGGATTGAATTAATAATCTTGTTATCCACCTGTGTTGGTGTGATCGCAGCGATAGCTGCACAAGCCGTGATTACGATTGGTACAATCTTAAGTATTAGTTCCATCATTATCTTGCTCCTTTGTTATGATTATATTAGTAATATCTTTCTCCAAATCTATGATTAATTGCTGAACTTTACTAAAGTCAACAAATATTTTTCTGATAGCGTCATGCTGTGCTTGATCCATTTTAACCCTTTCATGTATGTAGCTTAGCAACCCAAGCAGCCAAGGCTCCTATGCAACTACAAGCTCCTACAATAGCAATCCACATATATTTTAAGCTTGCTTGGTGTGTTTTACAGAGTCTATTCCTATCATTCTCAAATAATAAATCTACATCTTTACGATTTTCTTTGTGGTGAAGCTCCTCTGTTACGACAACAGTTGTCAATATTTTAAGCATCTTCTCTTGTCGATGATAGAGTTTACCTAGGTCACCATTCATTATCTTCTTCTCCGTCCTGCTCCACGACCTCTGCTAGGCTTATTATCCCCTGCTTTCCCTACGCGAGGTGTTCCCCCACATGAACCTTTTTTAGCCATGATGTCCTCCTATTGTTGTACTTGGTCTGTTGTTTTGATAAATTCTTCGTCTGTTTTTCTAGCTTTGCTTAAATTGCAAGCTGGACAAGCTATGGTTAAATTGTCTCTAACATTTAATCCACCCCTGCATAATGGTATCTTATGTTCTAAATGCCAATCGTTCTCGCAAGATTCTAAACAGTATACGCAGGTCAACCCATCGTAGTCTTTGACGTTTTTATCGTAGACTTGTTTGACCATAGTTGTTGTTAATGTTCCTGCTTTTTTTTCTCTGGAATATCTACGTCTTTTCCCTGCTCTTATATGAAACTGAGCACTAGGAGTTTTATTATATCCTTTAACATATTTCTTTCTACATTCCTTGCAAGATGATATTAAACTATCCCAAGTATTTTTGTCCTTACCAAAATTAGATAACTTAAGCCATTGACTACATTTGTGACAATATTTATTTTTAACATTGTCTATAATCTTATGATGACCATTGTTTGCTTCCCAGTAATATTTCTTTGAGCATGATTTTGAACAAAAGTTAGCAGGGAACTTCTTAGCATCATGGATATTTTTTATATGCGTTTTACCACAATAATCACAAACATATTCTGCAACAGATTTTTTAGCACGGTGTTTTGCAGAACATCTCGGATTGCAAAAAATCTTATTTTTATATCTCGTGCTAAATTCTATTTCACATATAGGACATATTTTATTCATTTAATCTACCTTCTTTTGATTCTTAAATAATAGGTTGGTACATTTATCTGATGCATCCAAGTCTAACACGCAATATTCCGAAGTCGTATAGGTATTATCTGTTACAGGATTATTTGTATAAACTAAAGGGTCACCTGATAATGATTCTCCCGTAGGCTGTACAAGTGTCCATCCGTCATATCCTATGGTAGCTGTAAACGAACCGCCTTTGATTAGAACTGTGAACTCTCCATCAGTTGTACGAGTAACCTTTAGTCTGTACCAAGTGTTGATGTCGATGTAGGAGGTTGCTGTTTCAAGTAATGCTGTAGGGTTACTAGTGTTAGTTTCATATAAAAAAATCTTTTCATTACCTTCTATTTGAAGTAAATATGTATTTGCAGAAGTTGGATAAACATCTGTTGAAGAATTAATAAAATATAAAGAAAATACACCTGCATCACCCCCTTTATACATATCAAACTCCCAGCAGCCATGACTTTGGCGAGATGGGATTGCAATTGTTCCAGCTGTGGTGCATTCTAAGAAATGTGTTCCAATATCTAAATCCTTTAATACTGAATCTTGAGCTGC